CAGGTAAGACCCAGAGGTGGCCCCAAAGAACTTAACATCATAACCTGTATCGTCTACGCCTACCGTGATCGTTCCGTCTGCTTGTGTTGCGCCATCAATATCAACGATATCGAGGTTACTAGTCCCGTCAACATCGATATCACCACCAACAGTTAAATCATCAGTAACCGTTAAATCGTCTTGTACTTTGAGATCTACAACATTAAGGCTGGCAAAAGCATCAACTACTGCTGCGCCAGAACCTGCCCCATCTAAGTAAACAGCCTTCACATCACCTGGAGGTATCGTGATATTAGCGCCAGAGCCTTGGGAAATAATGATATTTTGAGAACCACTTGTTCCGTTCTCAATAAACTGCATTCTATTTACAGTGTTAGGAGCAATGGTGATCGTACAAGCTGAGTCTAGTGTGCCTGTATATTTAACAAACATGGCTCGAACGGGGTCAGTGGCACCGTCGGCGACCGTGGAGGTATGCGTATCCGCGTTTGTGGTTATACCCTCAGTCCCATAACCGAGTGCTTCGCCTATTAACTCTAAGTTTGTGTTGGTTGTTGTACCCCACGTTCCACTACCATCTCCGGTAGCCATTTCGTTAAGTCTTAAATCATTTACATAGGTACTTGCCATTATGCTACCTCTTTCCAATCAGGAGTTTGTGATATTGATATAGATGTCCAGCTTGGTGTCTGGTCAGTGTCAACCATACTCCAGACCAATACATTAGTTGTAAAAACCTCGACTTCGTTACCTGTAACAGATACGCCTGCTTTTGCATCAACAGTAACTGAACTAGTCGATAAGGTAGACGCATCACTAGTAACGTCAATTGTATTGTTCGTTTCGAGAGAAATGCTGCCAAGCGATAAAGTAAGGGCGGGACTAGTGGCTGAGACAACAGCAGTACCTGTAACAGTAACCGAGTTAGTGCTTGCGGTAACTGAATTTCCGGTAACTGGGCAGATACAGGCATTAGCTGAAACAGTGACTGTTCCAACAGAGGCTGTTGAGCCAGATATCGCTTCTTCTGCATTACCCCAAGTGCTTTCGCCCCAAGAAATATTGCTTGAAGACCACCCTTGATATGCAACTTTTGCATTTTGAGCCACATTTAACTCTTAGGCGATTCTAATAATCGCATTACTGGCATCTGCTGCCGGAAATGAAACTGTAAAATCACCTGCCGTTGAAGTTTTATCGCCGCCAAAAGCAAGGACAACTACTGCTCTGTTTGCTGAACCTGCTGTCGTGCTTGAATTATAAATTAATGCGCCATTTGCAGTGACTGTAGCCGAAGACCACGTTGTATCTGCAAAATCTGTAAGCGCAGTCGTTCCTGAAGCTGAAGGATCAACATTTGTAAGGGTATTTCCTCCTGCTGTATAATTTGTTCCAGAAGTCTCATTTGTGGTTGCGTAGGCAGTAGTCGATGCAGCTAAAGTAGCACTTGAGGTATAAAGAGCTATTTTAAACGTATTGCCTGTACCTGTTGTAGTTGTAGTTCCTCCACCAGACCCATTATGAAAATTATGAATACCTTGGAGCAGCTCACTCTTAAAACTTGTTGCTACTGCTTGTGTAATTGCCATCAGATTTTCCTCAAAATATCCGCCATATCATTATGGCCTTGTTGTGTTAAAAGACTTGATAATGTAGTTCTATCGCTCTGAATTGCGTCATTGCAGGCTTTTACAATCACATGAAAAAGTCTGTTTTTAAATGCTTCTGCTTGCTCTCTAACTGCTGGATCAGCACTTTCTGCAATAGAAACAATTTTTCCTACTGATCTTTTTGCAATTTCTTCTGAAGTAAAACCTCGATGCTCCGTTGTGTGAACTTCACAAATACCAGGTTCTACTATTGAATTTAATCCTAACATTATATTTTACGCGCCCTTACAGCTCCACTTCTGTAATTATCTGTCGTGCTATAACCTTCACCTAAAGACTTCAGTTGCATTAAAGCATCATCATATTGCTTTTGATAAACCGCGAACATATCTTGTTCACCCTTCATAAAGGTATAACCTTCAACAAGACATCCGTAAAGCAATGCTGTTTCTGCATTATCGCCTAACCAGCTTGTTCCATCTGCTGAAGCAGTAATAGATATAGGTTTGTAAAAATAATGAAGCTCAACCGCATAATTGCTATCAGGTGTTGGGCCAACAATAAAACTACTGTTGTTAAAAATACCGTAATACTTTGGCGTTGCAGTTGTCGATGAGACTGGATACGCCTCTCGGACAAAATTAACGTCCTTAAAAAGTAAATATTCATAGCCACTATTATCGAGAGCTAAAGAATACGGAGCCATAAAATCGGTTGGGGTATTTAGATAAGCATTTCCGCTGGTCATTGTGCCTGTGCTGTTCTTCCTGAAATTAGGTAACTGAACAGATTTAAGTATTCTATTTTCAGCTTGAATAATAATAGTAGAAAGATCATTAACAAAAGTTGTTTCTGTATTTTGTAAATAATCCTGAATGGTGCTTTTCAGTGTTGTTAGTGTCCAAGCCATTAGTCTGTACTCACAGTGACTTTACCGGCTACTGCTCTAATATCTAATCCTACTGTTCTACCGCCTAATGCTGAGTTTCCGCCGCCTACGGGGTCAAAGGCAAAAAGTTTTCTGCTCTCAGCTTGGCCTGTATCTGGCCTTGGATTCCTTAAAGCCTGTGGATCCAGTGTCCTTAACTTGCCTAACTGTAACTGAGGCTGATCTTTATCTGCTACATCACGACCTACAAGCAACCCATTGGGTCTGCCATTTTGAATCTGAGGGACTAAATCTTTAAGAGGATAACGAAATCCTGTCCGATCACAGAATCCAAACGCTCTTTTTCCTGCTGCATAACTACTCATAATCGACTGTACCCACCAGGAACCATGTAAAACGAAGATTTATCTCTGTCAGCATCTGCTGCTAAATCCCATTGCTCATCGTAAATTTGCTTTAACAATGGCGCTCTTTCAGATACTTCAGGTCGTTTCATACTAATGTAATAAGCCAGCCCAGCAGCCATACAAGGCATAAATCGAGCAGGAATATCAGCATTGTTAGAAGCCGGACTGCCCGCATCTTCTATTCGCTGTATATAGTAGTAGTTAATTTTGTAAGTTTCTGCGTCATCAGGCACAGGCCATACGTTTAACGCTATAGCACCTGGGTCTTTTTCGACCCAAAATTGAATGGGACGACCTTGAGTCAGCTTATTAGTCAAATGTGAATATTGACTAATTGAAATACGGCTCATGGTTAAATCAGTTTGTTTATCTGCATCACCATCATCCGTTCTTAAAGCGGCCTCAATTACATCCAATTGATCGCTAGACAGGACATAACGACTGGTACCCGCTGTAAGCGCCTGAGAGCCTTCCTGTACAGTCCAAAGGTTTAACCCCTTGTTCTGCCATTCGAGAAACATTAAATCTAGGCTACGCCTTGCTGTGCGGTAATCATAGCCACTGCGCAACTCTAAGCCAGCCCGTTCATAGGCTTCTTCAAGAATATCGCTTAAATCAAGATTAAACGCATAAGTACCACTAGTAGCCATTTATTTCAGTCTCCTTACTTCTTTTTAGCTGTTTTTTTCTTAGCTACTTTTTTAGAAGCGGTTTTTTTCTTCAGCACTACTTTCTTTTCTAGCTTAGGCTCTGGCTTAGGAACAGCCTTAACTGGACTAAGCTCTTTTAGCTTTACCTTGGCTTCTTTTTCAGTCATTGCATCAAAAACAACGACATCATATTCACCATCAGAATTTTTAGAGCCTATCTGATAAATAGGATTACCCATTGTATCTGGGTGCATTGAAGTACCATTTTGAAATATTTCTAGCTTTGCCACAATGATCTCCTATGCGTAATTTTTATTCATCGTTAGAGTAACCGTATAAGCATCACCAGAGCCATGACCTACTGTAGTCAACATAATGTCTCCGGTTTTACCTGAACCTGAATTATTTTTTAATCCACCATCACCAAAATCCAACGTATCTGCATAATCCGCAGGTAAATGAAGGCATAGAACATCAGTTGATGCGTCCCACAAAAGTTTTACGCTCATACCAAAATTAGAGAATGTAATTGATTGAAGGGTTACTCCATCACAAGCAGCGCCTGTTATTGGATTTGACTCTAACGCAGAAACATCAACCTTTTTAACCGCAGCCTCACCAGTTCCATCACTTACATTGGTAAAACTCATGATAACCTGACGAGCGCCATCTTGAATTGTTTGACTTGTAACTACATCAGCCATGATTTACTCCTTTTATGAAGGGGGGGCAAATGCCCCCCACATCAATTTTTATATGTAACCTAGATAATACCAGTGAGGTTAATCAGTGAGTAATCAGTCGTTACGTTAACGATCATTACTGTACCAATGACCTGAATAACATCTCCAGCGGCTGGTCCAACTGCACCTGCGGCACCTAACGGTACTGCATGGTTGCCGACAACCAGTGTGCCTGAAGTCAATACTGTCGCTGGGCCTGAAACTGAGAACCAACCGTAAGCACTGGCAGCCATATCGACTACTGTTACACCCAATGTAGCACCTGTAGTTGTAGCTGCTTGAACAATTTGACCGCTTCTTGGATCAGGAATTAAAGTTATTCTTGAAGATGTGGTGATAGCCGTGGCTAGATCATCGTAGCAAGTAATTACGATAGATGGGTCTGCTGAATGATCGTGGGCGGGGTTAGATTTAATTCTGAGCATCTGCCCTTCACCCGCTGCATCATTAACATACAAATATCCATTTGCGTATTGATTTAGCGTTATGTCTGTACCTGCGGTTTCAACTGAGATTGCAGTTTCACCGGCAGCGACACCTGCGGTTGGCGTTAGATCAAAGTGATGTGCGATTGAAGCTGCGTGAGTTACGCATTTACCTGCCGTAACAGCAGTTGCAGCCAATCGACCATAAGCATAAACGGTATTACCGTAAAGCAATCTGCTGCCTAAAGGAAATAACTCTGTAAGTCCTGAAGTGAAAGGATCGACAGTGCCGTACTGGCTACCGCCCTTACCTACGATAAAGTCTGCGGGTCCATAACCTGTTGCTGCAACATATTGCGTATGCCCACCAGCATCGGTAAAAATATTACCGTCTGAATTAATCACTAGGCCATCAGTAACAGCGCCAGTTTTGGCGGTCACATCAATAGTTTTGAAACCGTTTTCGGACCGGACTGGCCCATTAAAAGTTGAATTAGCCATAATTTCCTCCTCGGAAACTCATCTATCGTCTTGGCGAATGTCCGCTAGGTCGGTCGATAGAATCAAAAATTATCCTAGACCGGCCGAGTATAGCACCGTTTTGGAAAGTGTCAGCCATAAAAAAGGGGCCTTTCGGCCCCAAGCATAAGCTAAGTGTCAGTTTTAGGGGTTCCTGACCGGAGGATAAACGGAGCACCCAGCTAAATTAAATATAGTTTTGCATTCTACCGATAATTAGCTTTGATGCCAAGCGCCAGATCGTTGATAGAAATAGCGGGCAGAACCTGAACGTCATCAAGCGCTCGATCCAGAATTTTCTGTTTCTTCACCAAGACCTCAGCCATTCGGGCATCCAGAGATCCATCGACAACCAGATGCTGCACTAGGACCGAATCCTGCTGCCCAATCCTGTGGCAACGATCTTCAGCCTGTGAAACGTCTCCTGGCACCCACGAAAGCTCTGCAAAAACCACATGGCTTGCCGCTGTC